TACGACCCTGAACGTTAACCTTCAGACCACGCTCATCAACAAAATTGCTGATAGAAATCAATGCAGCTTCCAGAGAAGTTTCATTGAGGTCTGCGGCAACAGCCGGGGTGTTTGCTACGTTACCACCAGAGGTAGTCGGGTGAGAAGTGCTGAGCAGAGCAACGCCGTCGCCACCAGTGTAGCTAGAGGAGAAGCCATTGTTCAGAACGTTTGCGCCCTTGACCTGCTTGGTGTAGTTCATGGAACGAGCCAGAGCCTTGGTGTAACGCGAGGAGAGCTTGTCGTAGAGGTTATCTTCGATAGCTTCTTCGGTCAGTGCGAAGGCCATAGCAACAGTTTCATGAGAGTAACGAGCAGTCCAGACTTCAGCGGCGGAGTCATAAGTGACGCCAGCGCCTTCGCCCTTAGTCGGAGCCTGACCGAAGCCAGAAAGCATTACTTCTTCTTCGAACGCACGATCAGAATTTTCGGTGTCGAAGATATCAGCATGCTGCTGCTCATAACGGGAGTACTCAAGACCGAACAAGGCATTCAGTCCCGGCTCCAGCTCTTTAACGAGTTGTGCACGATTAATAGCCATTGTTCAGCTCCTTAAATACCAGTGCCTGCCGGAGACTCAGCATATTCATGTTCTACGATTTGCACGTAAACGCGAGCGTAGTCAGAAGCCGGGTCGTTATCCGGGGTGTCAACGAAATCCAGAATGCGCAGCTGCGCAGTGCTGGTGCCAGTGGTGCTGCTTACCTTCTGACCAGAACGACCGGTGGTCGAATTACCAGAAGTTGCATCATCCATGTCAGCGAGCTGACCGATATCAGCGATGCCAGAAGCGCCTTCCATCTGAGCAGCATAAACGATGCTAGGATCGTCATATACATACGCAGTTGCATAAGAGCCTTTGACAGACTGGCCTGCAGGCCAGGTCTTGCTGTAAGTAATCTCACCGTTATCTTTGGTGAAAGAACAACCTGCAAATACACCGATCACAGAGTCTCCTTCGCCAGAAACTTCGATCGTACCTGCAGCAACCAACTTAACGAGATCGCCGTTGAAGATTGCGGTAGCGTAATCATCAGCAATGCGATACTCCTTTGAACGAATAGTACCACCGGTCAAATGATATGCCGGGGTAAATCCGTTAGGGGCATTTACATTAGCCATAGCTAGTGTCTCCTAATGAAGATTCACGAATTACGAATCCTCGGAGTCATTACGATTCAGAGGATTCCCGAACGTCGTCTGCGACTGCCGACTGGGTTTAGCAATCGGCATAGAAGCATGACTTTCCCTCATGAGATCGTGGTCTGCCGCATCTACAGCTTGTTCAGCCTGGCTACGATAGTAAGCATTACGCTCGTCCGCGATTTCCTGAGGAATTTTAGCGAGGATTAACCCACCTACGCCAATGGTTCCTGCGTGCTTACCATCATCAATTGTTGGGGCCATAAAGTCTGGGTGGTCTTCGGCGCGTACAGGCTCATAACCTTCACGCATACGCTTAGACATATTAACTTTATCGTCCGTACCACCAGCGGCTTCTCGGATCCAACGGTATTTGTAACCCGGGGGAGCTTCTGGTGCGTCCAACATTGAGGGCGGTGCCCACGACTTTTTGCGTGATGTCTTATCACGGGTTTCTGCGGCTCTGCTTGTCCGATCATTTGGCATTTGGATATTCTCCTTAACGCTTGACGTACTTCGCGTACTCTTCAAGTGGCACCCCTAAACGATTTGCAATTGCAATCTCGCTGGATGAAAGTTTAACTTTGCGTGCGCTTTGTTTAGCCCCGCGATTTGCGGAGGCCACCGTTTGCACGGGACGGCTTTTTTGCTGAAACTTATGCGGGAATGCATCTCGCATACGTTTATCAAGCTCAGTATAATACTCGTCGCTCGTCGGGTCAATACCTTCGCGTTCAACGAGATTACGATGAATACCGAAAGCAGAATAAGTCATGGCTTCGTCTTCACCGAACCACGTATTCTTTTCGGCCCAAGCTTCGGCCTTCGGATCCGGTCTTGGCGGAGCCGCTGGACGACGCTGTACGGGTTGCTGATACACAGGTTGCTGTGCCGCTTGTTCACGACGAGCGCGCACACGACGCAGATTTTCCTGTTCTACAGCAAGACGAGCTAACTCCTGATTGGCTTCCGCAATTGCATCAGGATCGCCCGAATCAAATGCGTGTTTATAATTAGCTTTAGCCTGCGCCAACTGAGTATCAATACGACTTGTGTACTCATTGAACAGCGTTTCGTCTTGGCCCTTACTGTGACGCTTTTGCTCTTCTAACTGGGCTTGCACAGCTTGTGCATACTCAAGAGCCGCCTGCTCACGACGTTCTGCTTCACGATACTTGTAAGTCAGCTTATCGATGCGTTTTTGAACACCATCACCATAAGCTTTTAATTCATCATCGGATTCAAGAAACTGACGAACACGGGTCTCCGCATCCGCACGTTCCTCCTCATTCGCGGCTTCTTCTTGGACATCATCAGAAATATCCGCCGCGTTGTTTTCTACTTCCTCTTCTGGAAGTTCAAGTTCAAGCTCTTCAGCTGCATTAGTTTGCATGGTAATTCTCCATGTTAGAATTTATTCAACACGTATTCAGGATCATCCACCACAGCCAGAATCTCGTCGTCATTTAGAAGGCGGATCTCACCACCTTCAATAGGAATACGAGCACCGGCATAACGGCCAAATACAACCCAATCTCTTTCCTTGCACCAAGGACCCTCCGGGTACTTGTCAGGATCTTTATACGCGTCTGGTCCGAGTTTAAGTACCAGCCCCACTACAGTGGCAAGCTGTTCTCTTTCCCGTGCAGAGTCGGCAAGAATAATGCCGCCTTTGGTACGTTCCTTCACCTTAAAGGGAAGAATCATGACGCGGTATCCAGTCGGCTTTGGCAATTTTTCGTAATCAGTTTCGGAAAGTTCCCTAGTAGACTGCTCCGGTTTAGGCGTGTCTGAACCAAAATTCAGAACACGGTCCGGAATCTCACGACGTTCTTCAGTCGTCATCATCCAATTTCTCCATCTTTTTAAGCAGGTCTAAAATTTCGTTCTCGGCGTAGGTTAGACCCGATACCTCACCAACGAGCTTCTGGTAAGTCTCCCAATCAGGGCACCCACCATAAGTTAGCTTTTCAGAGACTTGATTTCTGCGGCCTCTGATAGTGCGAAGCAAATGCTCCGATAATTTAATGAAATCCATTATTTCTTGTACTTTCCACCTTTAGTGGCTTTACCCATACCGCGGCATGTTCCACGGGAAACAACACCGCCCTTCTTCATTTTCTTAGTATTGCATTTCATATCATTCTCCTAAAATTGGTATTGGGTTGGTATCGTAGTAGCAAGCGGGGTGTACGATGGCGCAACCGGCGGAGCAAACGTCTTCATAGTCAATGGGTTATTTGCATACTGCTCTTGCATCTTAGCATACGCAATTTCTTGCGGGGTTTGCGCTCTTTCCGGAACCTTTAATCCAGAACTAGGCTGAACCTGTGAAAGAGCGGGGCCTAAGATTCTCCCAAACAATCCACCAATACCGCCCGAAATAGGCATTTGCGTTGGTTGACTATTTTTTAACATATTCATCTGATTCATCAAATCTGCACGTCGGCCAGACCAATCAGATGCAAGTTGTGCATTTTGCAACGCCAAATTACGATCAAATTGTGCTTTGTCATAATTATACTGATTCAGATTCTTCCGATAATCGGTATACGCCGGGTTATAAACATCCATCATCGGTGTTTCCGCGAACTTCACACCCGGCAAACTAGCTACACCCTGCTCTTTACGGATGGTCTTAGCAACAGCTTGAGGCGCTTGACGATTCCACTGCATATTTGCAGTGGGGGCCGCATCACCCAAAGCATCATACTGCTTCTGAAGATCCGCGATCTGACCCGAATTGTCTCTAGGTTGTACCGCGAGTGTCGGCTGATCTAATCCTCTAAAACTACCCATGACTCAATCCTCAATATAGGGCTTTATCCATTTGACCACCCGGGCCACCCGGCAGTCCTTCTTCTACCATCGGAGCCTGCGATGACTCATATGAAGCACACTCGGCCATACCATTGGTCGCAATAATCTGGATTTCCGGCGCTTGACACACCATATCCGCGTTATGCACGCAATCTTCTAGTTCACAATTGACCATTTCGGCTCCTTGCTATTTCTTTCTGAAGGTCCATATAGGACTTCTGACGTTTCACATCAGCATCAAGGAACGCCTCTTCACGGCCTTGAGCCACTCGTTGTTCATTTTGCAGAATCTGCGCTTGAATCTGCTCGCGTTTAGCTTGCGTCATCATTTGTGCTTTC